GCATGGTCAAGGCGATCGTCTACGGTCGCGTGAAAATCACGCCGACCAGTCTGGGCGGGATGACGCTGGAGGTTGGGATCGCGGGCAATACCGCGGCGATCATCCCCCTGACGGCCCTCGGTCACCTGGTGCTGAATCTGGCCTGGGTGGACGCCAGCCAGGCCAACCCGCACGCGGAACCGTCGCCGTTGCTGATCGAAAACGGCGCGAACATCATCCTGACGACGGGCACGGCCAGCGCCGTCCTGGGCGAGGTTGAGATCATCTGCCTCTGGAAGCCGGCCAGCGCCGATGGCAAGGTGGCCGCTGCGTAACTGACAGCGCCCTCCGTTGTCGGGCGGCGCAAACCGAAGCGTAGCATGGGCGTCTCGCCCATGAATCACGGGCAGGATGCCCGTGCTACAATGAACGAAAGGAATCCCATGAAAGGCTCTCTGAACTTTTTGGGCAGCGCCATTGCGATCGCGCTGCTCTCCCTGACGGCGTTCTGCGCCGAGTACGAAAACGTCCGCACGTTCGAGGCCGGCGAGATCATCGCGACCGCGGGTCTGCGTGTGAAACTCTCCGGCGTGACCGTCGTCAAGGCCGGCTCGGGCGAAGACGACATCGGCAGCGTCACGGCGCCGTGCATCGCTCATGAACCTGTCGGCGTGAAGTTGGCGCGCACGGGCACCAGCACCATGATTGCCGACGGCGTGATCGCCGCGGGCACCGTGGTTTACCCCGCGGCGTCGGGCAAAGTGTCTGCGTCCGTAGTCGGATCGCGCATCGGAACTCTCCTCACTGCCGCGGCGGCGGATGGCAGCCAGGTGGAAGTGTTACGCGTTCCGTTCACGCTGAGTGTGGCCGGCGATCTGACCGTTGGTGCGGATAAGAATGTCACGGCCACGGCGGGCAGCGGTTCAGTGACGTTCGGCGACATGACTGGCACATTCGTTACGCCGAGCGGCGCTGGCACGTTGAGCGGCACAACGAACATCGCCGCGAATAAGAATCTCACCTGCTCTGCGGGTTCGACGGCCGTGGATCTCCACCTGGGCTCAGGCACGTTCAAGACGAGTTACGGCGCGGTCTCGCTCTATGGAACGACGACGCTCGTCGCGGACAAAGGGTTGCTGTGCGCCGCCGGCATCGGCTACCTGGACATGTCGCTCGGCACGGGGATCTGTTCGCTCCCCACCGGCGCCACGACGATTAACGGAAATACCACGCTGGTCACCGGCAAAACGATGGCATTGACCGATGCCGATGCCTTGACCGTGGGCGGGAAGATCGTGCCGGTATACAAGACGATCACCTGCTACATTCCGGCGATCGCCACGAAGACGATCTACGACATTTTCATCGCGGATCGCGCCTATACGGTGACCCGGATTGATGAGGTGAACGACGTTGACGCCGGCACGGCCCTGACAATGACCGTCGTCAAGGCAACGAGTACGAATGCACCGGTCGCGGCCACGACTCCGATGGCTGCTGCCATTGATGTCCACACTACCGCGTACACAGTGCAGACCCCGACGCTGACCAGTACCACCGCCGATCTCGATCTGGCTGCGGGCAACCGTATCGGCATCGTGTTGAGCGCCGCCTCGACGACGGGTACATACGTGGTCACGATCACGATGAAGTTGAAGTAGGAGACGGCCGCTCACTCTGGCGGGGGTGAGCGATTGGCCTGGCCGGCGTCCTCCTGCCGGCCAGGCCAGCCCTTGAAGGGATGAAATGATGAGCGCCGTCGGCTTGATCCTCGTGAAACAGCACCTGCAGATCGCGCATGCGGCGCAGGACTTGGCCGTGCAGGCGATGATTGACAGCGCCGAGGATTACGTCGAGCGCTATTGTGGGATCAAACTCGCCAGCGACGAGTTTGAAGAGGACCTCGACGGCGGCGAGCTCACGCTGCGGCCGACGTTTCTCCCGATCGCCGAAATTGATGAGGTCACCGACAACTGGGACAGTGACGCCGAGCAGGATGCCGCGATCCATCGCGCGGACATCCGCATGGCCGACGACGCCGGCGAGATCGTGGATGTGATCTGGCCCGCGGGCAAGGCCCGCTGGCATGCGGCGTACACGGCCGGCTACGCGGTGTTGCCGCCGGCGCTGCAACTCGCAGTGCTGCAGCTCGTCTTCCGCGCATACGTTCAGCGCGGCGGCGAAACGGAAAACATCGCGGCCGGTGTGACGTTGCAGTGGGGCAAAATAGCCGACAGCGGGATCAACGAGTTGCTGCGTCCGTTCCGGCAGCGGGTGTGTGATGTGGTCTGAGGTGTGCAATGCCTTCCCCGATTACGCGCTACCGCCCGACCAAGACGCAGGACGGCGAAGGCGGTTGGACGGAGGCTCTGGCCGGCGCCCTGGTCGTGTACGGAACGTTGCAAGAGCACGACAACAAGATCGCCGCCATCGTGGAGGCGAACGAGGACATTGACGCCGGCGACATCCTGGATGTGGACGGCGCGTACTACCGGGTGGTCGGCCTGCATCACGTGCCCGGAACGTTGTGGCGGAAACTGGACCTGGAGAGACAGACGCGGCCGATCAACCCGTGAGACCGCATCTAATCTCCTGGAGCGCAAACGATGTCGGACATGCGTTGCAAAACCTGGCTGAACGTAGACGAGGTCCGGCGCCGCGTCGAAGGCGGGACCGCCGCGCGGGTGGCACAGTGCGCCGGCCTGATCGAGGCTGAGGCCAAGCAACTTCTATCGCGCGGATCGAAACAGATGGGCATGGCGCAGTTCGGCGACAAGAAAACGCCCATCGAATACCAGAGCAGCGCGCCAGGCCAGCCGCCATTCCTGCGCTCGGGGAATCTGCGTGACAGCATCGCCTCCGCCAAGAGCGGCCCGCAGAGTTACGTCGTCGGCCCGACCGCGAAAGGGTGGTATGGGCGCGTGCATGAATTTGGTGCATGCATCATGGTCACGCCCAAGATGCGCGGGTTCCTCGCCTGGGCGTTTGGCTGGCATCTCAGCCAGCGGACGGGCGTCATCCAGATTCCGCCGCGGCCCTTCATGCGGCCGGCGCTCGATCATAGCGTCGCGCAATTCCCGGAACTCTTCCGCGATCTCCCGATCGGGGGGCCGGTCGAACCATGATTGCCGACGCGATCTTCAAAGCCTTGGTGGATCCAGCCGTGCCGGCCGCGGCGGCGATCTGCGCGGTGCTCGCGCAGTATGGCGGTAAGCCCTGCATTTTCACGGACGAACTTCCCCAGGATGCGGCGCTGCCCGCGATCCTCATCAACGAGATCGGCGGCGACAGCGGTTTTGCTTGCCGCAGCCGGCGCGGGGCGAATCTGAATGTGGACGTCCAGATCTTCGGCTCGAAAAGCTACACGAGCAAAGCCACGCGGGCGCTGGCGAAAGCCTGCTGGCTCTTTCTGGGGCGGCTCAATCTGAATCCGTACATCACGGGTTTCAGCGAATGCGGCTGCGTGGCCGAACCGCCCGCGAACACAAACGACGGCCTGGGCTTTCCGGGCTACACGATCCGCGTGCGCGTGACCGTGCTGGAGACGTTGGCATAGGTAGCACGGGCGTCCCGCCCGTGGAGGAGTACCATCATGGCAGAGACGCAGATCCCCAAGGCCGGTTACACGATGGAATTGAAAATCGGTGGCCAGGTAGCCGGTGCGGCTGGCGATCTCAAGTTGTCGCTGACACGCAAACCGATGGATGCCTCCTCCCGTGCCGGGCTCGGACACAAGTCATTCATTCCCGGAATGCTGAACTGGAACCTCAGCGGTAACGCCGTCTACATGCACGCCGATCCCGCGCTGCTGCTCTTGCTGGATACGGGGAAGATCAAAAAGACGGTTCTCCCCATGATCATCCTGGACCTGGCGGGTTACGGCTTTTCCGGCAACGTGTTGGTGAAGACGTACAAGGAAACCGAGTCGTTGAATGACGCAGTCAAATGCCAACTTGCCTTCCAGGGAACGGGCCAACTGACACGCGTCACACCACAGGCTTGATAAGACGGCGCACTTTGAGAGGAGATTGTCATGGCAATCGCGAGTCCGGGCAAGGGGTACGAGGCCACGCTGTCACTGAATCCAGGCAGCGGCGCGACGACGATCGCGCGGGCCGTGGACGTGGAACTTTCCTGCGAAGTAGGAATGGCGGACGTTTCCTCACGAGCCGGCGCGGGCTGGGAGGAGAGTCTGGCCGCACTGGACGAATGGTCTGTCAACGGAGGCCAGATCCGCGTTGCGGATAGCGATTCCTATGAGACCCTGCTGACCGCCGTGCTCGCCGGCACCGAGCATATTGACTTGGTGCTGAGTGTGAACGGCGGAAAAACTCGCACAGGCCATTGTTTTGTCAGCGAACTGAACCTGGACATGGGCATGGGTGGCGCGATCCTCGCCCCCTTCAAGCTGCAAGGCACCGACGCCCTGGTGTTCGCGTAGGAGCGGTGGGCGTCTCGCCCGCCCGTCCTTCCGCGCGCGACGACGCGCGCGGCTCGGATCAGGAGGAAGCGATGGCACGCAGTTTCACCGATAGCGCCGGGCGAGTCTGGCATCCGCGGATCACGTGCCGCACGATGATGCGTTTCGCCCGCGACACTGACACCAACCCGTTCGAGATCGTTCCCCGGCCGGCGCATATCTCCGAGGAGAAAATGCCGCGGGCCACGCTGCCGCGGCTGCAGCTCGACATCCTGGAGGAGCGCTACGCCTCGGTGATCGAGCTCGCGTTCCACGCCTGCGCTGACGAGATTGTCGAACGGCAGGTGCTGCGTGAAGATTTTCTCGACTCGATCAGTTCGATGCAGGTCCTGGCCAGCCTCACTGAGGCCGTTGTCGGCGCCTACTCGGATTTTTTCCTGCCCCAGAACCCGGACGAAAGACCGACGAAAGCGACGGCGAACCGTGGACGTGGCGACTGATCTGGCGAATCGCTGCCTTGGCGGGAGTGCAGCATTGCGACGATTTCACCCTGCGGGAGCTGGCCTGGCGCGCGCGGGCGCTGCGGGAGGAACGGTGGAACCATACGGCCTGGATCGCGTTCCACGCGGCGGCGCCACACGCGAAGGTGACGCTGGATGACTGCCATCCGCTGCGGCAGGCGGAGGCGAAAGCACGCGCGGGACCGCCAGAACCGGGTAGGTCGCAGTTGCCGAAGAAGTTGACCGAGGAGCAGAAAGACCAGCAGTGGCGCGAATGGAAACGCGCGCAACGACGGAGAGACCAGGATGCCGGGCGCAAGTGACATCAAGGCTGGCGGCGCGTACATCGAGATCGGCTCCGGCCTGTCTTCGGACTTCAACAATGCCTTTGCCGGTGCGCAGAAATCCCTCGACGGCGTTAAGGGTTCCTTCGATAAGGCGGCTGAAGCGCAGCTCACCATGCGGAAGAGCATGGGGATGGTGTCCACGGTCTCAGGCCAATCCGGCCAGATGCTTTCCCAGATGGCGAATGCCGTGATGATGTTTCCCGGCCCCGCGGGTCTGGCGGCGGCGGCGATCCTCGGCATCGTTTTCGCCTGGAAAGAAGTCGCAGAGGCCAGCGACAAGGCCACGGCCGCGATGCAGAAATCGGTGACTGAAACGACGACGGCCCTCGATAAGGCGTACAAGAATCAGTTTGGAAAAAAGGAAGAGTTCAACGTCACCGATCAGTACGCGGAAGGCAACAAGGCGCTCCAGGAAAAACGGACTGAACTCCAGAAGCTGAAGGAAGACGCCAAAAGCAGCGGTCTCTACTCGGGCAGCGGGCAACTTTCAAACGCCTACCAAACGCAGAAGGCCCAACTCGAACAGGACGTCGACGCCCTCGAAGCCGCACAGAACCGGTACAGGAATGCAATGGGGCCGACCGCCGCCGTCAACAAAGCCTTCCAGGACATCCACCAGCAGGAGATTTCGCAGACTCCAACTGGCGCCCTGGCGCGCGAATACGCGGCGCCGAACGAAACCGAAAAGGCGGAAAAGCAAGCCGCTTTATACGCCAAGCAGAGCGAGGCCCTCCGCGAATACGTCTACGCGTTACAGGCGGCAGGTGTCACGGGCAAGATTCTGGCTGATGCGCAAGAGAAAAATACGGAGATGTGGAACAAGGCCGCGGAGGCAAAGAAAAAGCTGACCGACGCGACGCTGAAGCAGGCCGAGGCCGAGGCCAAGGTCGCGGCGAAAGTGGACACGGACGCCCTGGCCAGGTCAAACAAGGAAATCAGCGCAAGAGAATCGCAAATCAACGCGGTCTTCGAGGCGACACGGACCCCGACAGAAAAACTCAACGCCGAACTGGAACGCCTGAACGATCTTTCGGACAAGGGTATGGACAAGGACACGTATACCCGCGCGGTGAGCATGGCGTTGGACACCGGCCTGCCGAAAGGTTCGGACGGTTTCTCCACCGTGGGCACGTTCTCCGGGTCGGCGATGGGCGAGATCGGCGCCAGCGGCATCTTCGAGAAACAGCTCACCGCCATTGAGGAGGTCGCGAAGAACACGGCCGAACTCATCCAGCAGGGCAAGTCCGGCGATTCGGGGGCCACGCTGAACTGATATGGCAGCCACCACGATCACCGAAGATGTGAAGTCACGCGATCTCTCGGAGACGCAGCGCAATGGCGAATTCTCCCGCACGATGGAACGCAGCTTCACGATCACCGGCGAGGACGATCCGGGCGAAGCCGCGGCCCTCGGCCCACAGTACGCCGAGGCTTACGGCGATGGCTCGCTCGATCTCTTCGTGATCGAACGACGCTTCAGCGTGCTGATGGTGGAGCCGCATCCGGCGCTGAAACTCGTCTGCCGGTACGGCACTCAGGATCTCCTGGCGCGTAAGCAGTTAAACCAAGGCGACGGCAGCGACGATTTCCAGAGGGAACTCGGCGCGATGGGCGAGACGGTCCACATCGTGCGGGCCATCTCCCAGTTGCACTATCCGGTCACGGCCGACGCGGTCGGCGATCTCATCAACGTGGACAGCGACGGACGCATTACGGGCGTTGATGTCTATCGGCCGAAGTCCACCTACCGGGAGAAACGGACCTTCGACGCCCTCGACGCAGGCTATTGGAGGATGCTGAGTCAGTTGGCCGGCCATTCGGTGAACAAGTCGGCGTGGAAACTCTGGCAGGATCTGGAGGTGCTTTTCCTGGGGGCCACAGCCAACCAACGCGGCCGCGGAAAATGGTATCTGGAGTACAACTTCGCCATCAGCCTCACCGCCACGAAAGACTACGGTGGCGGCGAGAGCGGCCCCGGCATCGTCATCAAGGGCGGTCACGAATACCTCTGGGAAGAACACGCGCGGGTCGCGGACACGGCCGGCGAGAACATGACCTATGCGCCGAAGGCCGTCCACGTCGCGCAGGTTTATGATCTGGTCGAGTTCTCCTGCCTGGGCCTGGGGGTCTGATGTGATCCCAGACAAGAAAACCGGCGACAAACTCTACGCGAGCGAGATTGATGAGCTGGCCGACAGCGCCCGGCTCGTCCAGGGCCTGAATATCGGCGGAATGAACGGCAGCGTTTCGCCCGCCGGCATTAGCCTGCGTCTGCCGTCATCCACGAAGATCATCCGCGAAGCCGCGGTGTCGGCGCTGGCATTGAACCTCGGCGAAACCGATCTGCCTGCCTACGGCGTGTGCGGTATCACGGGTCACGGGCCGGCTGGCGACGATGCGCATTCCACGCGGATCTTCACCGTCCGGACGCCCGTGGCCGCCGAGGACACAAATTGGTTCGGTATCACCGCCGAGCCAATCCCGGCTCAGGGCGCCGGGCGCATCTATCTCGCCGGCGTCTGCCTCGCGCGTGTGCTGAATCCGGATTCACAGTGGTATCTGGAGGTAGCGGACGGCCAGTCGTACCTCGCCGGCGCGGCCTCCGGATCCGCGCAAAAACTCTGGGAGGACACGGTTGACCTCGGCGGCGGCGTGCACCTGGCGCTGGTGAGATTCCCCGGCGCCGGCGCCGCGCAGACGCAGATGTTCAAGGTTGTGTCCGTCGAGGTGGACTACATCGTCTGCCACGCCTGGGACGGCGAGACCGAAGGCCAGGAGGCGGTGCTGGTGGCGTTGCCGTATCTTCTGCGCATGACTCCGTTCGATGGCCAGACGCGGGACGGGATCACCTACGATTATGACTCTGAGATCACGCGCACGGCGACAAAGGACGCCGACACCGAAGATCAGGTCATCGTCCCATCATACATCGCTGGCGATGTGATCTTTGCCGCCACCGGCATTATCGGTGGCACGGACGCGACGGGTCCGAACTCAGAGGTTCTCGACCGGCAGGACTTGAACGTTGACGGCCGCGCGTGGGCCAAGGTGGCTGAATGAGCAGCAAGTTTCAGTCCTTCGACGCCTCGCCCATGAAGGCATTCATCGAATCCCCGCTGCATGCGCGCGGCGGTGGCGTTCCGGCGTGTTTTTGCGTGCACCCCACCAGTGGACTTTATCTCTCGCTGGATGCCGGCGTGACGTGGGCCTTGAAGAATGCCACGCCCCTGATCCGGTGCCTTGCCGCTGTCAACGGCGTTCTGATCGGCGGCACCTACGAGAGTTCGCCCGGCTATCACGGGCACTTCAAGCGGTCCACGGATCGCGGCGCTAATTGGACGCCCTATGCGCCGGCGTTTGCGCCCCTGCATTCGATCTGCTACGTCGGGGACGACACGTTCATTGCAACCGGCTGCGACGACGAGGCGTCTTCCTTGAGCCAGGGCGGCATCTTCCGCTCGACAGACAGCGGCGCCAGTTGGGCGGCGGTATCGGGCACCTCGTCATTCTACGGTTACTGGGTTGCTAACGTCGGCGGCGGCGTCTGTTTCTGCGGCGGCCGCGTCATGTCCGGTGGCGTGTCCTTTGGAACGATCTGGCGTTCCACCAACAGCGGCGCGACGTGGACGGCAGTCTACACCTCGACCGGCAGCACGCGCGATCGCGTCGAATCGGTCTGCGGCTCGAACGATGGCGTCTGCCTGGCTGGCACGGTCGAGCAGGCCACCGGCTATTATGGTTCCATCCTGCGTTCAACGAATGGAGGAGCCACCTGGGCGCCGCTGGCCGGCAACTACGGTTACGTGTACGCCGTCGAACATCTGGGGACGGATGTCTGTTTGGCCGGCGTGCGCTACGACGCGACGCATGGTTGCGTGTACCGATCCGAGGACAACGGGGTGGGCTGGTCGAATGTGCAGGCAGATGCCTACGGGATCTATCGCATTCGGAAATTCTCGGCGTCGAAGGCGTTTGCCTCGGATCTTTGGTTGCCGAACCGTCGCAGCGTTGATGCCGGCGAAACGTGGGACGCGATCTCGGACCTGGCCGCGGTCGGGGATATGCGCGACTGGGCCGTTGAACTGGCGGCGTGAGGAGAGCACGGCAATGCTGGTGACGGACGTGGCCCTGGAGTTCCTGAGCACGCGGCGCATCCGCGCGTCGTGGACGGGCACGGACGGTTACGTTTCGTGGATCTTCATCAACGGCAAACAGTCCGGCGCGCCGCGCCACCTCATCGGGACCGCGAAAACCGTTGACCTCACCGTGCCGGATCCGTTCTGCCTGGAAATTCACGAGGTCGCGTTGACCGAGTTCCCCACGCCGATCGTCGAGCCCCTCGAACGCAGGCCGACCATCTGGTGGAACCCGCGCGAAGACGCGTTGCGGTACACGGTGTACCGCAAGGCCAGCGAGGCCGCCGTGGAGAGCTGCTTCGCCTCCCAGGCGCACGTGAATGGTCGCGCGTATTATGAGGCGCCGGCACCGCAGGACCTCCGGGGAGTCGGCGGCGCGTGGAATTGGTTTCGCGTCGAGGCGAAAAGCCTGCGCGGCGTCGAGAGCGTGCGGGCATCGTGGCCGTTTTTCGTTGAGGGATTGCCGGCGCCAGCGGTCTCGTGTGAGGTGACCGGCGGCAGCGGCGTGTTCACCCTGGCGTTAGGAACGTAGCACGGGCATCTTGCCCGTGGATGGGCGGTTGACGTGTCGAAAATCTCAGACCTCATCCTCCGTTACCCGCACCGGGCACTCGGCGCCAGCAAGGGCACGCCCACGCAGTACTCGGCGTCGGCTGGCACCGTGAAGACGGCCGTCTGCGCGGCGCTTCAGGGTATTATCGCGCCCGAAGATTTGAGTGACGCATCCTGGGAGAAACAACCGGGCCTGGTAGTCACTCCGCATGCTGGGGAAAGTCCGGTAGGAAACATTGCGGATGAAATCTCTGGCGCCAGTGCATGGTGGCTTTTCTCGGGGATAACCGGAGCGCCACTCTCTCGGTATACATTTACAGTGCATCTCAGGGCTGGCACCTCAAATTTTGTCTCCATTTTCATGGACAATGGCGCGGCGGACCTCTATCTGACCGCGGAAATCCTCTCAGGTCCGGGGATCATAATATCGGTTGACACGCTCCAGCAGGTTCATCTGTTGGATCCCGTCGAATGGACCCGAGTGCGGGTCACAACGAACATCGCCGCTGAAAATGTCATCAGGGCAGGTTTCAACGTGCCGAACCCCGATCCCGGGAGCGTTTACATTTGGGGCGCAAAACTGGAACCGGGGGTCGCAGCAACGCCGTATCTCGGACCCGGACCATCCTGGCCGGGCGCAATCTGCCGCTGGGACTCGGGCGCGAATGCAGGCCGCTATTCCACCGTCCGAGATTTCGATGTCGCCAGCGGCACCCTGACGTTTGACCAGCCGTTGCCGGCGACCGTCGTCGCCGGCGACACGTTCACACTCCTGCAAGGCGGGTTGTACGTCAGCGATCAGAGCATCCCTGGTCTGATCGTTTCGGCGCCGGTCAATTGCACGGGCGTCTCGATCACGTTTGCAGCAATGCTCAACGCCCTCGGCGTGGGCACACTGAAGTTCTACTATCACGGCGGCTCGGGCGCGCAGACGATGTCCTGGACTCCGGCCGGCGGCGTGGAAGGCGCCGAAGTCCTCATTGGCGATCCGCCCGCATGCGGCGATTTCGCCGAGTGGACGGCGTACCTTGCCGGCGACAAGTTCAAGGACAGTCTCGGTCAGGCGTTCCAGGCGTTGCTGGATTTCCCGCCCGCGGATGCGCCGGCATGGGCTGAGGAAACGCTCTACCACGTCGGCGACGTTGCGTTCAAGGGGCGGGTTGGCACCGGCAATTACAAATGCCTCGTTGAGCACACGAGTATGTCGCCCATCGCGGCGTGGGCACCGTCAACCCTCTATCACATTGGTGATCTGGTTTGCTGCGACGACGGCAGCATCTACCGTTGTGCCGTCGAACACACATCATCTGATTGGAATATTGGAAGCGACCCCGCATGGTACTGGGATTGGACCTATCCCGCGACTTCGACGTTCGATTTTGAGAGGCAGACGCATCCGACGTACTGGGGTCCAAATCTCGGGTTGATCTTGACGACGGCGTGGGTAGGCGGTCCAACCGATTCTGCGGAGGATGTCGGCGAATACTCCGTTGGTGATGTTCGGTTCGATGCCGACACTAGCGAATACTACCGTTGCCTCGTCGCGCACATCGCCCGTCCGACCGTCATCGGGACCTGGGCGGAGCTCTTGTCACCCTTCAACGATTATTGGTATCGAGTGGGCGATCTGATCTATGACGAGATCGCCGAGGAACTGTATCGCTGCGAGGTGGGGTGCGGCCCGCGCGCTTTAAGTATCTGGAGCGGATTGGCCCTGGACTGGCAGTACAGGGCGGCGGACTGGA